AGTGATAAGCCGTGGTTAAGAGGGGTAAGCGATGGCGCAACGCCAATGCAAGATAATACCGAACATTAAAACTTTGACAACAGCGTGGGATGCACAATTTTTATTGCGCTTCCATACAGTTGCTATGCAAGCAGAGAGACAGACAGTGGGAGCACATTCATACGCAGTAAGTATATTGATTGACCAGCTTTGGCCTGATAGTAGTAAACAACTCATCATGGCTGCTCTGTATCATGATGTACCAGAATTAATACTTGGTGATATACCAGCTACAGCTAAATGGTCTTATCCTGAAGTGCAAAAAGCATTTGAGGAGGCAGAAAAGAAAGTAATGGATGATTTAGGATTAGTGTTTGTATTATCGCCTGAAGAAAAGAACAGATTAAAAATGGCTGATATGCTTGAACTCGTGCTCTATTCCCATCGCCATTCTAATCAAAGTGACCAGATGAAGGTGATAATGCATACAGGTATCAATTATCTGTACAAAAAATTTAGTGATTTAGATGATTTTGAGCCAGTAAATAAAGTCCTAACCCATTATAATTTAAGCGTTTGATAAAAAAGATAACTTTTTTAGTACCAAGAGTGCAATCTTGTAAATAGTTATGTTACTATAAATAAGCTAAACGTAGAAAGGTTTGCTTATGGATTGGCAACAATATGAAGACTACATGTTTGACCATGTAGTTTATTACACAATTACAGAGTTTCATGGTCGCGCCAAGTACAGCACATGGCGTTACGATGATTTACAGGATTGCAGTATGGCATTACGCAAACTAAAAGCTGAGGAGCCACAGCGCAGGGTACTCATGTATGCTGTATGCCAGCCTCCTAACCGTTTGCTTACTGTCAGCTTGCCGTTGCCCGAGGATCGTATGCCATGAATATATTCTGGTTATCTATGGATCTACAGCAGTGTGCTCAAATGCATACTAAAAGCCACATCAGTAAGATGCCCACTGAAATGGTGCAGATGTTATGCACTGCTCACTGGACGCATGGTAATGATGCACCTTGGCTACCAGCTTATCATCACCACCCATGTACTCAATGGGTGGCTCAAACAGTTGAGAATTACCGCATAGCATGGAACTTAGGTTATGAGTTATTTAAAGAGTTCCGATATAGGCGAGGCAAGATACATGGCTCAGAGTCTGTATTTTTTGCTGTGCGGTGTGCTCCTCCAGCATTAAAAGCACGAGGGTTTACACCTTTCCCTCAAGCTATGCCAGATGAGTACAAACATCACGATGTCGTAACAGCTTATCGTGATTACTACCGTGGGGAAAAGCAACACCTCTTTGAGTGGGAGTGTCGCCCTATCCCTGATTTTGTAAAAGACTTGTGTGCATAGGAGAAAGAGTATGGACACCACAAAATTTAAATCTGTCTCTATTGATATAGAAACATATGATATATTGGCAAAAGTCGCTGAGCATGAGTGCCGTAGTATTGGTGGTCAGATACAATGGCTAATCAAACAAATGCCAATGCTCGCTGATCTCAAACCAATGACACCAGCCCTTCCTGTAAAACGTAAGAAAAAAGAAGTAACACACCGCAGAGCAATGAAGGTGGCAGAAAATTATACTTCTAAAATACTTGCTAAGTTTGCACTGACTAGAGCAACAATGTGTAAAGATGATTTTATTGAGCTGGAGGGTGATTGTGACCCATCTAAAATAATGTCAACACTCCGTGCTCGTGGTGATTTAGAGCTGGTTAGTAGGTCACGCCCTTACTATTACCATATCACATTACAAGGTATCCGTTCTTATAATGCAGTAATGGCTAGGAGGGCAGTATCATGAAGCCTATATGGGAAATATACCATGCTGATAACATCACTGATACAGGACAAAAAGTCTGGTTGTTGGATGGACCTATGGTTCAGCGACCATTACTCTTTTTCTCTTTATCTGAGATGCAACGCTATATACGATCATACCATCAAGATCCCGTGCTGACAGATCGTAAAGTGACAAAGTTAAGGTCTGGTGATTCTAGTACACCTAAACATCCGTATGATAGGCCGGATGGATATTGGGAGGAGCAAGATGCCAAAAGCTCGGATTGATGCACAATTACTACATGATGTAGCTGCATCAGTAGACAGTCATCAAGCATTCCAAGAATATTTTGGGATAGCCCCACCCACACTCAGGCGATGGAAAGCGCAGTATCAACTGAAGTTGCCCGATGCTAGACATACGCGTCAAGATGCCGATTGGATTACTGCTCGTCGCATTGATATTCGCAATAGACGTGATGCTGGTGAGACATATCAAAGTATTGCAAATGATTATGGTGTAAGCCGACAGTTTATTTATAATATTTATCGGCGTGATAAATTACGGCTTGCACATGAGGCTGTAAATACCTAAAGTTAAGTATGGCATATTGTTAGAGAAAGGAGCAAGCCATGACAACCAATAAAGATTTTATTGAGAATCTTGAGCAGTTTACTCGTGTTCATCATGATATTGCAGATGCTGCTATGCAAATAACGCATCTATCTTATTTGTATGGTGAGTTACTTGCTTATCAAGGTTATGTTGAAGCACGGTATCCGCAAGTGCATAAAGAAGCTATGTTATGTGCGGAGCGTATTGCTCAAGACCGTGAGGCTAGGGAGGCTGAGAGTGTTGCTTCCTAAGCATGATTCGCCAGCGGATCGTGGTGGGGCAGATGCTTACTATAAACGTGATTACTGCCCACACTACTATTATGTTGGTGAGCGGATTGTGCCACCACAAATGACTGAGGCTCAAGTAAAGGAGTATCATGATGCGTTTCATGCCCAAGAGGACCACAAAGACTGGGGTTAATAACCTAGTTGGTCTACATATTTTAACGGCTACCCCAAGGAGGGAACGATGGATAATAAGATTTTGGAGAGGGATCCAAGCAATCTGGAACTAATAGTTTCGTTTGATTGGTCTAGCCCGACTGCCGCTGAGTGCAGTGCTTTTGATATTAAAGATAATCTACATGCTAGGATATGCTTTCGTCCTGATAATGAAGTTTGGATTATTGATAATAATGAGTTGCGTATTAGATATGATGATGGTCCGGCTTCGGAGTTTTGGGGTCTACAATACAAATATGGACAGGATGATAATAATCCTGTTCCGAGATAGAGGGGGTAGATCATAACCTCTAATGGGCGACGTGTATTAGGTTTGACGTCGTCCTGGCGATCTTCATCTTATTGATGCTCCAAAGATTGCGAAATACAAGGCCACGGATCTCTAACCATTCTGCCCCTCGCCTGAATAATAATGCAGGATGGCATGAGTAAATCCTTTTCTACCTTAAATCATTGGAGGATAATCCGTGGAACACCTAAACGATTATTTAGATAATTTTATTATTGTATTCATAGGGTCATACTTTATTATTAAACTATAACCTTAACTCGCAGAAAGGAGTCAGGTATGGAATATACAGGTTTTGAGTTACCTTTATCTGATTATGAAAAAGGTTTTTTGACTGCACACTTTGAAGCGCATTTGCGCTTTGAGGATTACCGCTGTCAAGGCAATGCTTGGTATGAGCATCTTGATGATGAGATGGATTGGGTAGGCATACAAATTGGCGACAGAATGTTTGACATCTGCATTTACTTTGCAGAAAAGCCAGACCCACAATATCCACAAGATTTAGTGGCTGTAGTTTATGAGTGCTACTTAAACGATGATGGTGAGTACCAAACTCAAACAGATACTAGTTGGTTTCTAAAACAGGTGGAGGTGTAAATGGCACGATACAGCGCACAGATTTATATGCATGGCAGTCATGGTCAATGGCTGACACCCATTTACCCACGGATCTCCGACATTGCTCGGTATATGCGTAAGGCATTTGATGCAAAACTTTTTGAGCACCACGATGAAGCACAAATCAGAGAAGTGGTGGTCATAAAGGGGGCTTCTGGTAAGAAGCCTACCATCCATGGCTATTATGATTGGGATGGTTACAAACTGAAACTTGATAAAAGTAAGCCAGCTTTTATCCATAATATGTTGTATGGATTGGAGAGTTAAATGAATAATGCAAGAGATTTAATATTTGACTTAGACGCCTTTACTGGTAGTCTAACTCAATACTCACATAAGTTGCCACTCACACCAGAGTTGCGACTTACTGAGGGTGTTAAACATTTTGCTGATACGATGGGGGCTTACTGGCTTATGGATATTATAGCCACTGAGTTCCTTGAACTATTAAGTGAGGAAGATTATATTATCTTCATTAGTATAACTGTTGATAGTGCTAATGGTGCATTGATAGTAGCTACAGATGGTGATAAAGGTGGTGGTCCAATAACCCTGCATACTCGCCATATTGAGTATACTGATTTACCACGGATGGAAACACCTTACCGTTTCTTTTTACAGGATGGCGTACTTATGCTTCCAGGAGAGTACTAATGGGTAAAGTCAAAGCATGGGCGATGGAAGTTACAGAGCATATCCAAAACCAATTCATCGACGGTGAGATTGATGCACGGCATTGTGCTGAAGAACTCAATAAATGTGGATTGATGGATCCTGATGAGATAGAAGTGTTCATAGATGAGCATACTGGTATCCGCGCACAAAATCTTGCAGATGCTACTTGTGCGAAATTAAAAGATGAGCAATGATAAGGTTCCTCCCTTAGAGAACTGGCGGTCGCTACGGCGACCGTCTTTTTATTCATGATGAGTTATTAGAACAACCTCTTTGCCCATCAGACTTTATTATATAATGGTAGCCAATGGTGGCTACATCAACAAAGGAGGTAGCAATGGCTACTCAATTTCTTAAAAGCGTAAAAGTCCTCGCTGATGGCAAGTTTTTCAGCGACCCTATCCTCAACGAAAATGTCCTCACCGTGGATATCAGTGATGACCAGTTTATTGCCATCACTACAGTTTATATCCCTCAGGAAGTTGGTCAGGTTACACATTATCTTTTAACCAATGTGCAGTTTGACGGGCATGGGTTTGAAACTTGCCGCAAGGTAATCTATGCTCAGGATGAAGAAGGGCAACAGGCTATTTACGATTACATTATAGCCTTACACGCCGACCGTTGGGCGGCATGATACTCTTTTCCATTTTAGGTGTGATAATGCTGCTCATCATTGCGTGGGTATACGATTAACAAAATAGTCACATGGAGTATTTAACAGTACTTCATGTGGCATCACACCTTATTATATAGGGGTAGGCAGTTGCTTACGGAGTCAACCAATGGAGGGTACAATGGGACTTGATGCTTATGGTATGATTGGTGTAAAAACCATAACTCGCACTGATGAAGATACTGGTGAAGAGTATACTGTGTACGATCAGGAAAATGAATTTTACTGGCGCAAACACAGTCGGCTCCAAACCTTTATGGAAAAACTGTGGGTTGAAAAAACTGGTAGACCAGATGTTGAGCTTAATTGTAATCACCTAATACTTAATGAAGCTGATATTGAACAGCTTGAAAAAGCTATGCTCAGGGGGTACGCCGAAAATATTTGTGAGGGTGGTTTTTTCTATGGTCACCAATTCCAAGAGGAAGCGGTACAAGAGTATGAAGAGACAGACCATCAGTTTGTAACAGCCGCTCGGGAGGCATTAGCAGAGGGTAAGCAAGTCGCTTATATGTGTTGGTGGTAATATGGATATGATCTGGGATACATTGCCAGTAATCATCGCTGTGCTAATTCAACTTCTGTAAACAACAAAAGGGTCAAGAGTCACGGTCTAATAACCGTGGCTCTCTGATATTGCATCACTTTTATATATAGTACCAGAAATGAAATATGGGGTATGGTACTCTATCCGATATTCAAATATACATTATCTGGCTATACAATCATATCAAAGGGTTATGCTACTAAATCATATATTATGTCTAAAACTTTAGACAGCTACGCGACTTGAAGCGGTTGGTTTTTTGTAATGACTCGATTTCTATTTACCTTCCTATTATAGAAAAGTAGTATGACTTTATGGCAAAGGCAAAAGTCACTCACAAAAATAGTTTGGATATTGTAGCTAACCCTCGGGTGGAAAAAGGACTGACACCCATGCAGGAAAAGTTTGCAATGATCTATGCTACAGAAGAGGTTACGCAAACGGAAGCAGCGATTAGGGCAGGGTACGCTGAATCTAATGCACACTCTATTGCAAGTCATATGCTTAATGGACGTAGCTATCCACAGGTTTTGGATAGAGTGCGTGAAATCAAAAAAGAGTTACAGCAAAAGTATGAGGTAACTTTTGAAAGCCATGTGCAGAAGTTAGCACAACTCCGTGATGTGGCTTTGCAGAATGGAAACTATGCGGCGGCGGTTACAGCTGAAAAGTCAAGAGGTCAGGCGGCTGGGCTGTACATTGATCGTAAAGAAATATTACACGGTAAGATTGACCAAATGAGTAAAGAAGAAGTGGTCAATGAAATTAAGCGTATCCAGCAAGAGTTCCCAGCATTGGTAGAAGCAACCAGCCCTGTCATAGACATGGATAACTTGGAGGTTCTACCTGATGGCGACAAAGAAACCTGAGTCTAAATTTTGGAAAGCACTACGGGATGGAACCAAGTCCCTCGGTGTGCATTGGACTAGGATGGAGTCGTGGGCTAGTCCAGGCGTACCTGACGTCAACGGTTGCTTGAATGGCAAGGACTTCTGGGTTGAGCTAAAGGTTCTTACGACAAAGTCTGACAAGAAGTTCCCACAGTGGCGTCCTCATCAAATAGCATGGCAGACCTCAAGAACCTCTGTTGGTGGATGCGTTTGGAACTTGGTCTATCATCTTTCGTCTAGGCAGCTATTATTTTTGGATGGTCGTAACCTGAGCAAGAGATTGATGGATGATGAGCCAGTGTACGATGACCGGATGGAATGGCCGATGGACCGTGATGGATGGGCGAGGGTTCTCAGACGACTGATGACGAACGACGATCCAGGTCGCGAGATCCGTTGAAATCGGTTGAAATCACCTGACGTCAAGCTACTCAACTCCGGCCATCTTATTTACTCATTATGATAATTTAAGTGTTTACATCAGCCATCAAACTTGCTACTCTATACTTACCAAAGCGGCAATGGTGTCGCGGTACTGCTCGTAGAAAGGAGCATTGTTATGGCTAAATCAGCTATCAAAAAGTCCCAAGTGGCAGAAGTAATTTTTCGTGGTATTCAGGATTTGCCTGAGGACCGTAAATCTATCGGTGTTACTGCTGAGGACATTTTTAAGTTTGTCCAGGAGCAAGCTGGTGGCAATCCCCTCAACGTAGGTGTCCGTCCAGTGGCAACGGTTGACCCCAAGGCTGAACAGCCCTTCCCTTTTGAAAGCAAGCGTACATTGTACGATGCTGACGGTCAGCCAAAAACCACGCTTCGCGGCAAGGTCGTTTGGCAATTGATCAACGGTAATTGCACATTGCAAGAAGTTGATATGGCTCACCGCTCTATTAAAGCACGTCGCTACCACGCTTTACTTGACGCGCTTAATGGTGGACAGTCGCCCTCAGCTAAGGCGACTTGGGGCAACCCCTTCGTTGAGCTGTTCGTTATCCCAGCCAAGTAATCATAAGATGGGCGGCCGATTGGTCGCCCATCTTTTTTGGATGGATGGATGGATTGATGAAGAATGAAGATGATCTTAGTATATATGTACAATCATATATACTCATACTACATCACTAAAGACTTCAGGAGAAGTCAATCCTGGTTGTGCAGAACAAAAAAGACACACTTTATAACCTCCACTGCTATAGTAATAATAGGTATTTACAAACGGAGGTAACAATGGGTTACACAAACAAATGGCAACAAAACGAGTCTTTTACAGATGAGCAGTGGGCAGTGCTTACGGACTATGTAGAAAACGAAGCTCCAAAGCCTAAAGGTGTACGTTGGGAGGTTGATAATAATTGTCCTTCCCCACACATTTATGTGCAAGGTGCAAAGTATGAAGACCATGAGGGTTTTTACTTATTCAAAGCACCGGACAGGCGTTACCATTTTTGTAAAACAAACCGCAAACCTTATGACAAGACTGTCTGGGCTATACTTTGCAAAGCCAGCTCTGTCGCCTCTAACTTTTGGATAGCCCACGATTGATGGATGGATGGATGGATTAACATTTCATTCATCCATATCCTATGTCCTATATCACCTGATGTCACCTGAACTCTTTCCGCGGTGACCGCCGGACAATTTTTTGCCGCCGGACAATTTTTTGCTGGCAAGAGCCGCAAAATACTTTTAGGTGTTTACATAACGCAACTAACCAAGGGGTTTACTAATGCTTATTATTATTACATACGCCTATTTTATGCTGGCTGGTGTTACATTAATGTTTGCTAGTTTAGGCACGTTTAACTTGCCGCCTATGCACCATTACATAAACATATTTTTGTTTGCTATGGGTTTTGCCTGTTTTGCCGTTGGTTACATTGGTGCATGGCGGCATAAATGCTAGTGGCGGCAATACTTGGTGCAATAATAACTTTATTTGCAATATTGTGCTTTTAGGGGTTTACACGGTTGTGTAAATGCTTATAATAATATGCAACAGCCAACGCGGTGTTGGCTAGCAACTTTAACCTTGGGGGTTTACAATGGTTAAAACTACTACACAAGCGGCACAGGCTTTTAACGGTGCAAATGGTGCGGCCAATGCAACTAATGTTGCGGCAATGGTTGCTTTTATTAACGCTAATGGCCTTGGCAATGTTGCTTTGCAATTAACGCCTAATGCCTTAGCTAATGGCACATTGTTTGGTGGCGGTGCATTGTGGCGTGTTATGCAACCTAAAAAAACAGGTGTAGTTAGCGCACGCGGCCTTATTTTGTGGGCATGTGTTAATGGTGTGCCACAGCATACCGTTAAAGGTGTGCAATGCTACAATGTTGCTGGCATTAACACTAAATTGCCAACCAAGTTAGCACCAGTGCCATTGGCGGCTATACAGGCCGCACACCAGCATTGGGCGGCTAGTGTGTTTGCAAATGCAAACAGTGCCGCAACCAACCAAAACGCGGTTGCCGCAATACTAAACGGTGGGTTTAACCTTAGTAGCCAAACAGCCAATACATATGGCACGGCGTTTGGCAAACTGGTGGTTACAAGCTAACCCCTAGCCGCCAAGTGCCAAAAGGTACTTGGCGGCACATTTGCTACACTGTTGCACTTTTGCAACAGGGCAACCCCCCTAGCGCGACGAGTGGTGTACAAGCACCAGCGCAGTACACGGTTCTGTCCAAATCATTACCACTCTGAAAATTATACAGCGTACCCATACCCCCTTTTTTGAAACATTGATCCGAGATCATTGCGCCAAGAAAATTTTTATATTAT